TTTTTCTGGATCAGAAGAAGTTGGTTTTGAATTATCGAAATAATATCTATAAACTTCATTATTCGCATAGATTGTTTTATAAAATCCGCTTGGTATTGTGGCACCTGTTGGTAATTTAACACTATTTAAGTCAAAAACACATCTTATCTCGACAACCACATTATATTTTGATGCTAATTCACGTTCTTTTACCTCTAACAACCTCCAGGTTACACGATTTAAACCTTCATGTTGTAATGCGCAGTTTAAATAAGAAAACGTCTTATAAAGCATTTCTTTAGTGCAATTAAAATCAGCCGCTGGTGCCATATGTCCTTTATCGTAAACATTTTGGGCATAATCAGCATTATCTGATGTTTTTACCTCTTTATCAGTATAGAAGTCCATGCCAGTTCTGGAGGCTTTACCATCTGGACATAAAACAGTATATCTTACGAATTTTGGTTGTTCCAGTACCTCCGAGTATACACATTCGTATATATCGGTTTTAATGTAAACAGAGTCCCTTAATTGTGCGCTTAGTGATAATGTTAATACTAAAAGTATTGTTAATAATAAATTCTTTTTCATATCAATAAATAGCACTAAATTATTTTTTATTCATCGTCATAATCCGCGTCATCAACTTCATCATATTCACCATTCTCAATGTCTTCTATAATAGCATCGATCTGTTCGACAGATTCCGTTATATAATTAATAACATTAGTTTGTATGTTATTTTGTAAATCATTAGAATTAGTTATGTGTAAAATTGATTCTCCGTGTTTATCACCCAATATTGATAATTCTTCTCTTAGTGAAAGTAATTGATTAATAGTTTTTTCGTGCATATGTTTTATTATTTTCGATAAATATTATTTTTTTTTATAAAAGACTTTTTTTATCCAAAAAAATAGTTATTTTTAAATAAAAGTAAAGAATATGATAAAATTAAATGAATTAAGTGAAGAATTATTAAAAGACAAATATTGCATAATAAGCAATGATGAAATGGTTGTTAAAACGGGTCGTGCTGCTTTTAAAGACGGTGTTAATGAGGGTTACAACGCGTTAGTTGAGAAGATTAAGCAAATTATTAAAGAAACACCAAATGATCTGGATTTGGGTGAGAAAATAAGACGGTTAAAATTTTATTAAACTATAAACTATTTATATAAAATAATATAAAAATATGAATAGTGAAAATATTAATTTAAATGAAAATGATAATCTTAATGAAATTATCGTTAAAATTAATGAATTAAAAGGAATTCAAGTTAAATTAGATGAGGCATTAGTTACTTATAAAGAATCTATCGCTGAATTAGAAAAAACAAAGGATCAATTGGTACCTGAGGTTATGGAGGCTTTTAAAGGTCAAACAGATGGTGCTGAAAAATTAAAAATATCGATAGATAATGTTTTAGTTGAAATCATACAAGAATCTGAAAAATTAACAACATCTTATAAAAATGCATTTGATACGGCGTTAGAAAAAGTTAACAAAAACACAAAAAAAGTATTGGAACAAATTTTAGAGAACTCAAAAGTGGCATCTAAAGTTAAGGGTCAATTAAAAATTGATGGTTCTAAAATATTTGAGGGTGTTAGTGAAATGTTAGGTAAGGTAACTGAATGGTTAAGTAATGCATATAATAAAATAAACATTTTCAGCAGTGAAGCTCAAGAAGGTGTTGATGAAATAGAAAGTATGATCAAAAACTATGAAGATATGGAATCAGATAGTTTTGCAACACAAAATATGGATGATGTTGAATCAGGTAATTTGGAAGAGGAAGTAGTTGAGGAAGAAAATGAGTCTTGGATGAAAATGAGAGCTGGTGCTGATGGTAAAGTATTTGAAAATGAGTCTGATATTGAGGAAGAAAAATCAGAACTTAATGAAACAATTAATAGATTTAAACAAATTATAAATTACTAATTATGGCAAAGAAATCACAAACAAGCTCTTCCAGAGAGTTTATGAAAAAACCAAAGAAAAATAGACCTAATATTCACGCTAAAAGTAATACTAGTAAACAAAAAAAATCTAAAAATTACAAAAAGGCATATAAAGGACAAGGTAGATAAATAAAAAGAGAGCTTAAAGCTCTCTTTTTTTTATTCATGTATTAAAAAATATAACTCATCTTTTGGTCTTGTTACCGCAACATAGTGAATATTTCTGGATTCAATATCAACATCACCTTCATCGGTTAAATAGGTGTATTTATAATCATAATCACTTTCCATCATTTCTGGGTCGATTGAGTTTATAATTACACATCTAGGGAACTCACGACCCTTACTTTTATGTATACTTGTTATGAAAACTTCACATTCATTATTTGATTCAATGAAACCGATTAGACCCATAACATTACCATGATAAGGTGCCACAGCATCGATTCTTTTTTTCAATGATGGGTTAATCTTACCTTCTCGAATATTTTTAATATCTTGACCTGTTATAAAATTAAAATATCGCATTTTAATTTTCTTTTTCAAACATTCTTTTTCAATTTCTTTAATAGTGTAATTCGTTCTCGCTAACATTGTTAAAGGTTTACCATCCTCCATCATTTCAGCCAATTGAAACTCATCAATCAATTTATGATTAACAACCCCTTCTTTTTCATGAAATGGTATTGCTGTTAAGTTACTGTATTTATTTGAATTTTCAACAATTTTAATAGCTGATCTAAAGTTCTTAGTCAAGGTCATGTGAATTGTTTTACGTTTACTCTTTAATAAATTTTCAATAGCATCACAATTAGCGCCAGAAAATCCATAAATTGATTGATTAATATCACCAATTAAATGATATTGTTTCGCATTTAATTGTAATAATATTTTCATTTGTAGTGTTGATGTATCTTGGTATTCATCAACAAAAACATATTCATATGTATTCTCAAAGTATTTTTTGTATTGTGGATTTCTTGATAATTTTTCGGTGTCAATTAACATATCAGAAAAATCTCTACTTTTTGTTTCTTTAATAAATTTAGCATACGCATCATAAAATCTTGGTTTTGGTGATTTAACATCATCTATAGATTGTAGTTTGTAAGCTGAAAACGATGCTGAAATTACACCACTTTCCTCATAAAATTTATCAATAGTTTCAGCGTACTCTTTTTTAATTTTCATTGGATCCTTTATATGTGGTTTATATTTATCTTTATACCAATTAGTAAAATCATAAAAAGTAACAATAGGTTTAAATAAACCCATTCTACCCAATAAACTACTGGTAAAGCTATGTATTGTTGTTATTTTAACATCATGTTTAATACGAGATTTTAATTCATTAACAGCGTCATTAGTAAAACTAAAGAAGATTATTTTACTAGGGTCAACACCATCTTCAACCATCTTATTTAATCTACCCACAGTACTGTGTGTCTTTCCTGAACCAGCCGTGGCTGATAAAATAATTGATTCTTCACCCTTGTAATTAATAAACTTTGATTGTTCGTCTGTGTACATATCTACTTAAATTTTTTACAAAAGTAATAAAAAATTTGGAATTACGTTTATTTTTTTTTATTTTTGTATCATGGAAAGTAAAATAAATTATAAAAATTCATTTGAACCTTGTATTAATACCTTTAAAAAGGTACAATTAAATGATGTTAAGAGAAAACAACTCTCCACAAAAATCATTCAATTAATAAAACAAGATGAGGTTAAAAAAAATAGGAGACTAAATGAATCTGAAATTGATCATTATCGTAAATTATTTATGCAAATTGCTGGTGATTTGGTTATTGAACAATTCTTAGATATTAGTATTGTGGATTTAAATGATATTTTAAATGTAAAGAAATCCCAGATTAATAAACTATTATCACATGGTGAAATAGATATTTGTACATTCACATATGGTTTATTTCCTTTAGTTTATAAATTAACTTATCGGAAAACTATTTTTGTTTGCATGTTACCAAATAAAAAAGATTATTATATATGTGGTATGGGTAGTCCACTTATTGTTTCTGGATATTCTGACAAAAATTTACTCTTATCTAACACATTAAGAGAAAATAATAGAGCTGGGTTTTTTGGTTTTTCCAGATTAACACCAATACCTAATAATATTGGAGATTTTATTAGAATTATATAATATTTTTAACTATTTATAATTAAATATTTTAATTATGAAGAAAATATATAGGGTATCTGAATCACAATTAGAATCAATAATGAATTATACAGAAGCTAAAAAACAAACTGATCATGGTCAGCAAACATTAAGCAATGAAATTAGTATTGATGAGGATTCAATAAATGAAGTTGATGGTAATGCGAATGTATTTACAATCGAAACTACGAATATTGATTTATATAATGAAAACCTAAATTTATTGTTTAAAGATTATGTTAAACCAGGTACTAAAAATGTTATTTTAGTGGATGGTAATGAGTTTGATGTTTACCTAAGTTTTAATAAAGCGATTGCAAAATATAACTTATCAATTGAATATAAGTCTTACGGTATTAAATCAATAGAACTAATACCGATTAGTGTTTCATTAATGGGTACTTTGGATTTAACAGGTGATAATGATTCCTTTGAAAAAAGTTTTGAGATTACTATTGAGGGTAATGAAATTAAAGATAACACATTATCAGGTGAATTTACTGTTGGTGAATATGGTAATATTAATATTAGTGATTTAACAAATGATAATGTAATGTTAACATCAAAAAGATTATCCGATAATCAAAGTTTTTATTTAACTGGTATCGAAATTAATGAAAAAGTTGGAAGATTTTTAATTGAATTCCAATATTAATTTACATTTATCATATTTTAATTATTTTTATTTTTATAAAATAAAAAATATGTATACAACAGATTATAACCAATTAAATAACAATATAATAACATATTATAGTGAAGCAACGCACAATATAAGATTTACCTGGAAAATAAATTAATAACAACTATTTATAAAAAAAAACAAAATGGCAAAATATAAGATAACTGAAGCTCAAATGCAAAAAATATTTGAGGCGATTGAATCCAAAAAAATAACGGAGTTTGTTGATAATTATCCACCTGGATCTGACACGAGTAGTGCACCATGGAATCAAAATGAACCTAAAACAAGTAAAGCTATTACTAGTGATGGTAATTTTGAATTGGTTGGTAATACTTTCGCTTCTTTTTTAATTAGAAATAAAGAAAATAATCAATTGTATTACACCGATATTGATGCGTGGGAAGGATTGTCGGGCACAAATAAATGGTCTGATATTAAAGATGAGTTATTCGATTTTTTAGAAGTACCTGAAGAGAGTGTTGAGGATGAGGATGGTAGAAGCATGGCACCAGTTGAGGATTGGAAGGATTCTATTAATAGTGATGATTTAGCAGACGCGTTAGTTAATTACATGAATTATAATACATCGCGTAATAATGATATAAATATTGTTAACTCTGAGGAGTGGCAAGATGGTAATGGTAAATTCGTTATTATCAATAGTGATAATATTAATGACATCACAAACGGTTCTTTAAAAGAAAAGGCGATTGCTTTTCTTAAATAACATCATTAAATAATTCTTTTTGTTCTTTGGGTACTTCTATATACGTATGGGTGTACCCTAATTTTTTTTGTACTACTACACGATGCCTCCCATCGGTAATACCCATTTTACCATTATAGATGCTAGCTAATGTTGGTTCAAATACTACATTATAATCCATTCTCTCACCTGTCTTGGGGTTTATCCATTTATTATTCTCAGAATAATTATTAATGTACTCGGCGGCACGGTTAATTCTAGCAACACTAAAAGGTTCTGTTGTATCTTGACTTATATAAAAATCTGGATCATCATTTTTAAATTTAGCTAAGAATTTATCAATATTAACCAATATCATCACATTTCTATCTGGATGTATTATTTTATATTTATTTAGTGGTATATATTTCATTGTGCAAATTTAATAATAAATATTTTAATATACAAACTTTTCTAACTATTTATATTAAATTAATAATAATTTATGGTAACAACAAAATTTAAAATTTTAGAATTAACGAAACAACCTGTTGATAATCAAACAGAAATGTATACAAAAAAAGAAATGATCAATAATGAAACTATTTCATCATTAATCGATGAAATTTGTAATATGCAAACTGGTTATGGTATTATAGATGATTTAGAATTTGTAAAAGAAAATTTAAATGAGGGTGATACACCATTTAATTTAGAAAGTATAATTAACGAAGCTTTATATGAATATTATTCAATGACTGAAGAATTAAATGAAGCTGAATATAAAGGTAGAAAAGTATCACTTGGTAAGATTATGAGAGGTGATGTTAAAAAATATAAAGTCCATGTTAAGAACGATAAAGGTAATGTTGTAAAGGTTAACTTTGGTGATAAGAATATGGAGATAAAAAGAGATAACCCAAGACGTAGAAAAAACTTTAGGGCTAGACATCGTTGTGATAATCCAGGCCCTCGTTGGAAGGCTAGATACTGGGCTTGTAAAACATGGTCGACAA